ATTGAATTGGTTTCGTTAATTATTGTAATTATATTGCAATAATAATGAAAGTCGTATTCTGTGCACTACTGTGCTTACAGGTATTCTGCCTACGTCCTTTGGCTCTGCCACTGGATAGCAGATGCTTTACAGATGGTGTTGTTTCCATGAATAAAAATATGGATCATGGGATTGCAGAGATCTGCATAAAGGACGACATCAGTATAATAAAAACAACATCAACTCAGATCAGGAACACTAGTAAGCATGCCAATGTTGTTTACAGGAAAATGCTTATTCAAAATTATGAGCAATGTAACCCAGAAGAGGTTGCAAATGGCCCAATCATGATCTTCAAACCGAATGAGGATATGATGTTGATACCACACACATTTGCTTGCAGAGTGCCATGCACCATTTCATTAGATGAAGAAGAAGCAAATATAATACTACATTCAGAAAAATTGAACCATTATGAGGTTATGGGAACTACAACAGCAAATAGATGGTTTCAAGGGACAACTTCTTATTCTCTAGAGCATACTTGCGAGCACATCCAAGTGACATGTGGGCCAACTTCCCTCAGTTTTCATGCATGCTTTAAGTATCACATGGCTTGTATTAGGTTTCTAAATAGGAATTATATGCCAACTTTTATGGTCCAATCTGTGTGCCAGAATAAGGAACTTATAATAATGGGTTGTTTAGTTCTTATTATATTTGGAATATTGTACATTATGACTATGACATACATATGTTATATTTTAATACCGATATTTTACCCTATAACATACTTGTATGGCATTATATACAACAAATCCTGTAAGAAATGCCAATACTGTGGGTTGGCATATCACCCTTTTTCAAAGTGTGGTAAAAACTGCGTGTGCGGATGTATGTTTGAGAATTCTGACAGGATGAAGAAACACCGTGAGTCAGGTATGTGCCACGGATACAAATCCCTTCGGGCAGCACGTATTCTATGCAAAAATAGAGGGTCGTCTTTCGTACTTGCTGTAATACTTTCATTCCTACTACTTAGCTTCGTACAACCTATCGAGGGCATAAAATTACAATATAATGGGGAAATCATTGAACTAAATGCAGTCAGTGAAGAATTTACGAAAATCCAGATACAGCTTGAATCAGCACAAATGATGCCTATTGTAATTTCATCGCTAATAAGCAGCCTAATGATCGCTTTAGTCCTCCTCATGGTGTTTAGGAAGAAAATAGATTCAATGCTTTTCAGACGGACGGTCTACTCCTGTCCAGAGTGCAACATGAACCACCCAAAGAAAGGTTTGGTCTTTTTTGGCGACTTTACTAATAGGTGCAACTCCTGTATGTGTGGATGTGATTACAATCAAGAAATGAATAATACTGAAAATGATTACATGATTCCTATGGACCACACAAAGTCAATTAATTGTTACATCCCAGGCAGATTCTATGTAGCCAGGAGAGTAGAAGCAACAACTTTGAGAGTATGTCTTGTCCTCTTGACGATAATGTTATGTGTTTCTGTAGCATATGCAGATGATCAATGCTCTAAGCTCAGTGGATCTCCAAGCGTGACAAATCCAGTTGAATGCTCTGTATGGTATAGATTGCCAACAAGCTGCTCTGGTACCACAAACTTGAAAGAGTTCTTTAGAAGTGCCAAAGCAAGTGAAATAGACATAGCTGCTGCTGAGAAAATGTCTATCGGACTAGATAATCTGCTAATGGAGTCCGAACAATCTCAATACCCAAGGAAATCATACGTGCTAGAATCAGGAGCTTTAGTCTTATTCTGCAATGAGCTTGCTGATGCAAAAAAGAAGACTGGGAAATTGAACATTGCTATAGGGAAACTGATAGAAAAAAAGCCATTGGGAATATGTGCGTCAGGGAAAGCAAACGAATTATGCAAATGTTTTAAAGGAGAAACAGGGTGCGATTCATCCAATGCCATGACTAATGCTATAACCTATTACAAAACACATCAGCAGATCTACAAAGACGACCTAACAAAAATTACCAACGCATTGATGAAGACATATCCTGGACTCCTATCTAAGGAATTAGGTCTATCCCTAAAAAGTGATAATTTTTCAAAAGTGAAAGATCTAGCAGGTAAAATGAAAGGGAAATTTGGTTCCGCAGAAGCAGCAGCCGCATGTATAACATTTTTAGACAAAACTCTTGGAGACGCTGCATTGGAGAAATTGAATCCGCATATCCAACTGGCAAGAACTGCTGTCCCTTTTGCAAAAATAGAAACTTCTGTTTTCCAAAGCCTTACTTCCAACACTGAGCCAGTAAAAGTCTGTAAGACTCCAAAAATATATCGATGTTCTTACGTACTAGCTCCGCGCTTTAAGTATTTCGTCACATGCAATTCTGAAGCTAATAAATTTTACGAAGTACCTGAAACAGGGTTTTCTTATAAGCCCAATGAGAGTGGAAGTCTATGTGTTGCAGACCCTTTTTGTGATGCAACATTCAAGCCTGTGAGTGATTCAGAGAAGGCTGAGCTTGAAACACTGGTTTGCAATCAGCAGGATACTACCAATTTCAATTTCAGTATATTAAATCCAATAACTAGGTGTCACAAAGTGTCTAGTCAAACATGCACATATGGAACAGCCAATAAAACTTTTGTTGAATGCAAAACTGGTTATTTCTATGAGTACACTGAATTGTTTCAATCTGGGACGGACGACATAGGAGTGTATTGCTTTAGCCAAGACTGCAGAACCATTGCACGTCCCCACCATGTATCCAATTTACAGGGGTGTATCCTGCACGTTTCTAATTTAGAAAGCCGGAAGCTCAAGGAAATAGTGTATGAGAACATAGAACAACTCAAACACAGTATACAAGAAGCCATAAAAACAGACTTGATAGAGCACAAATACTCATTGACTATGAACCTCCCAAAAATGTCGCCGAGTTTCAAGGCTTTGTCTATTATGGGAACTGAAACAGACTCAGGAGTAGAGAGTGCTTATATCGAAACTAATATTCTAGCAAGGGCAGGGATGTCTACAGGGATAGCATTGAAAGACAAAAAAGGAAACAGTCTGTTTGATTTGGTGTTATTTGTGAGGTCAGCACACTATGAGTCAGCCACAGAGTTCCTCTACACTACTGGACCGACAGTTGGAATTAACCTACAGCATGATGAGCAGTGCACTGGATCATGTCCTAGTGATCTGAAAAAGCCAGGTTGGTTGTCATTCTATAAAGAGCATACAAGCACATGGGGTTGCGAGGAATTCGGTTGCCTAGCAATAAACGAGGGCTGCGTCTTCGGGCATTGCAGGGATATAATAAAGCCTGAAATGAATGTTTATAAGAAAGTTGGCAATGATATACCAAAATTGACCTTGTGTATCACCATGCCTGATAATAGCTACTGTCATGAGTTAGACAGTTTCAATCCAGTTATTACAGATAAAATTGAAATACAATTTTTATCCAATGAGGCTGGTAGGATCCCCAAAATCTTTGGATATAAGTCAAATAAAGTAATGACTGGGATGATTAACGATAAGGGAACCTTCTCCAAAATGTGCGGCAGCGTTCAATCGTGGGGCAAAGAAGTATGGGGTGCTGGCAATGTAAGATTCGACTTTATATGCCATGCTGCAAGGAGAAAGGATGTCACAGTATCAAGATGCTTTGACAATTTCTACGAATCTTGCCTGAATTTAAATCCTGAAAAAGATCTGATTTTTGACGATAAGCTTGGAACCATCCAGTCATTAAACCAATTAATGGGGGAAATCCGTATTAAGATCAAACTTGGAGACATTAGATACAAATTATTTGAAAAAGAACCTTCCATGGATGTAAAAGCCTCATGCGTCGGTTGCACAAGCTGCACTAAGGGAGTGGACTGTGAATTAACAATCATATCGAGTAGTGACACTATATGTCCAATAAGATCAAATTGTATTCTATACCACAACAATATAAAAATTGAAGCAAATACCCAAAAGTATGGACTCAAAGCTAAATGTGAATCCACTGTAGTAGACTTGCAAGTCTGTTCTCAATCAATCTCAGCTCAGCTGACTCTCATAGACAAACATGAGACTATCGAAGTAGGGAATAGCGACCAAACATATTATGTTAAGGAAAAAGATTTAAAATGTGGCACCTGGCTCTGCAAAATATCAGACCAAGGGATATCCTCTATCTTTGCCCCGTTTTTTAGTATATTCGGATCATATGGGAAAATAGCTTTCTACAGTGTCTTGGGTATATTGTGCTTTGCTCTCTTGGTCTATTTGATGTTACCAATATGCGGCAGGCTTAAAGACGTTCTCAAAAAGAATGAAGCTGAATATTTTAGAGAGACATATGGCTATAAGCCATTGTCTGTGAGGCGTTGATCTAGGTGATGTAAAATAAAATAAATAAAGATGATAATGAAATAAAAT